GAGTAGTAATACCCACACGAGGACGGGAATTAGAAAACTTAGGACTAAGAGATATGAGACCAATCGGATAATCGGTAGGAACAAAATGTGATCCTTCGGTTTCGATTGTAATAAGGATTCCTCTTTCGTTGGCAAAGTGTGTAAGTTCATTTACTAAAGCGGGATGCATTGTGGGAGAACCACCCGTCAGCATCATTTCTTTTACATGTGGGTTCTTATCATAAATATCAATTATGTCATTAAATGTAAATGTGCCTTTTTGAGGGTGGATTGAAGTATACCAGCTGTCACACCACCCCCCCTCACCAAACCAACATCGGTGAGTACATCCTGTAGTTCTAACTGCAATAGTAGGGCGTCCAAAGCGAGAACCCTCACTCTGAACACACCTATATACTTCAAGTACAGGTAGTACTTTATTATAATCTTCTATTCGTTTGTTTGGCATTAGATATTAGTTTGTTCTCTAGTAAATATAGCACTATTTTTTCCGTGTTCTGAAAATTCAACTTGTCTTACTTTAACTCGATTATTTGTTTCTTCTTTAACAAAAGTATCTAGTTTTTCAAAAACATATTGAGCAAATCTCTCTGCTCCAGTAGCTGGAATTATTCTAACTTGGGCTGCTCCTGCTTCGTCCATCCTTTTAAATGACTCAAGAAATGGATCATCTTCTGCTACAATCATTGTATGATCAAACATATATTCCATCCATGCTTTAGGATTCATACCATCAATTTGAGTTTTAGCACGTTTCATACCACCGAAATCCCAAACCCAATTCTTTTCATCAAGTTCCCCTTCAAACCATACTTTAAAACTTACCCCATAACCATGGAGAAATTTACAGTGAGTAGCATCTGCTTTCCATTGACGAAATACACAAGTAAACCCATCAAATATTTTTGTTGATTGATACATTAGGCTGCGTTTAAGATTTGTTCAACATGCGTTCGTACAGTTTCCCAATTAACAATTCCTCGGTCATCTGCGTAGAGAACTGGGTCGGGTCTGCCCAATTTAATAAATGCTTCAACCCTTTCGACCGAAGAAGCTGATTTATAATCGCTGTACCACTTACCATTAATATTAATGGGCTTGTAACTAGTGTTTGTATTAGCATAAACTGTATCAAAGTCAAGTCCAAGCTTATCACAACATTTGACCCCATCTTTAAGTATATCAAACTTATCCCCATCGAGATAAGGGGTAATATAGCTAACGCGGTTAGCGTCCCAGTTACCTTCGGTGAAGGCAATATAATCTGCGTCCCTGAATTCTTGTCTGCAATCAGGATAGATCGCGTGATCACCTGCATGGATGCCCATTGCAATAAAGACTTTTGTATTTTTTTCATTTGCTATAGATAATGCTACTGCTTGAATAATTGATGAAAAAATCTTATTCCTATTAGGAACAACTGTCTCTTTCATATTTTCTTGTTCGTAATGCCCTTCAGGTACCTCATCTCCACCTTCTACGAGAGCGCTATTAAGCATAGGAGCTAAACCATCAAGTTTAATTACTCCATATTTTACTTTTTGACCACTGTCATTAAGAAAGTTTACTAATGATTGGGCACGTTCAAGTTCTACTCTATGCTTTTGACCATAATCAAAAGAGAGGCAAGTAACCTCATAACCATCTGTTAATAGTCGAAGCAAAACCGTACTGGAGTCCATACCTCCTGAGAGGCTAAGTACTGCTTGTTTTTTCATGTAATGTTATTTATAAATTTAAAAAATGTTGTATTATGCTCAATTGTGTTAAATATATCAGAATTAAATTCTGTGTCAATAACTTCATCAATTTTAGTCTTAGGTTTACTATCTAACCCCCAATTTTTATAAGAGTCTCCGTCAAAAGCAGCCATAATAGGATTAGATGTATCAATAGATTCAATTTGTTTTATATCCTTGTAATATAAGAACTCTTGTGGGAGTGAACAACCTAAGAGATGAATTCTATCAGAATTTCCTATAAGTCCCATATTAATCATTTTACTAATCACCAATTGACGGCCTAAAGCTTTGCCTATGTCTTTATTAGGATGTGGGAATACTTCGTTATAATAACTGGCCCCATATGAAAATGCTATTTTGGTGTAACCTAAGTATTTATACGTTTGATAACACTTTATTACCTCATGTAACGACTTACCTTGCACAACAGCAACTTTAGTTACAGATTCTGGTAGCTCAATGAAGCTCCATTCTTTAGCATTTCGCATAGATTTAATATGATCCTCCCAAGCGTCTGGTACTATAAATTCATTAGGTTTAATGTCTTCAATAATAGAAATCATTCTTCCCTTTGAGTAAGGTACGCCTAACTCATGTAGGGAATTATCCATTATAACATACCTGTCTTTGTTAGTATTAAAAAATTCCCTATATCCCTCATATTCATCATATAAATGAGGGAGAAGGTAATCGTAATCATTAAACTCAAGACTAGCTTCTAAATATGCTACAGGTACTTCGTGTGATACTTTCATTAAAATGGTGAGTCAACAGGATCAACTTGAATTTTAGGTGGACGACCACGACGTGGTTTCGTCACATTATTAAACTTATGGTATTTTGATATACATTGAATATAAAACGCCTTTAGCGTACCATCAAATTCAAGTAAATCATTTTCATAATCTTCTCGAGTCATTTTAAACGTGTTGAGGAAATCACGTTGTAATTGAGCAAGATTTTCTTTTTCATACTTTTCATGATCCTCACGTAAACGACGTCTGCGGTTACGATCAATTGTGGTGTCATGTGCCCACTCATTTATATCATCAGTTGAAAGACGTTTTTGTTCAATTTCCCAATCGCAATAATAAATTTGCCAACGATAAGGACTATCATTATAATCACCATTTTCAATTTTATCGATTAATGGAGAATATTTATGAAGGGCTTTACCCAAACGGGTCCAACGTCGCCACCAAAAAAATTGATTGTAATTAAGCTTTTGGAGCTTTGATAAATTCTTTTCAATAACCTCTATTGAATGCGTCATGATGTAAATATACGCACTAATATATTAGAATCCAAATTTATCTTTTACCTCCGTAATATTCTTTTGCATGTCCTTCAACAATGAGTTGTTGATTAACATTAATAAGAGTTAAAGAAGATTCACCAGGAGTAGGGGTTAGTGTTGTAACATGAACTGTAGCTAAAGCTCTACCAAACTTGCCTAAACCTGATACTTTAAGAAGGCATTTATTATTATTTAGTTCTAGGATTTCTTTTAGTCTATCTTTTGCTGCTAAACCTAATTTTTTTTCTTCTAAATCTCGGGTTCTAGATTCGGGAGTGTTAATTCCCTCCATTCTTACTGTTATTTTTTTCCAGGTGTTAAAACCTAAGTCAACAGTACATTTAATAGTATCTCCATCAACTACTCTATCAACAATTGCGTTATATTCGTACATTATTTCTTAGCAAATTTTTCTAAGCCTGCTATACTGAAGCTACCTAATGTTATAATAACAAATGAATTGTAAATGGCTTCATTAATAACAAGATCTTTTCCAAAGTAACCTGTTGCTAAATCTACTAATGCAAAAATTGTCATAATTGCAAATGCTGAAAAACCTACTACTGATTTTTCGTTAATATCGTTTTCGTCTTTAAAAATATCTGAGAATGCCATGTTGTTATGTTGTTTTAAATTATTCTATAATTAAAACCGACTGAAAAATCATGCCAAGCACGATTCCAGTATTTATGGTATTTTCCTTGGGAAAATAATCCTAATTGTTTATTTACTTGCCATCCTAAAATTAACCCACCTGTGTAGTCAAACCAAGTATTACCATCAACAAAATTAGTATATGAGTATTCATTTTTGGCACTTACATGGAGAGGTAATACACTTGCCCAAGAGTGAAGCCAAAATGATTTAGTATAGTGGTAATAATCATATCCTAATACTAACGAATGATTCCATTGGTAAGGTAATAATGCTCTTTCTTGATCAACATATTCACTTAATACATTAGGAAGTGCTATAGCATTCCAAACTATATTATTTTCAGCAACTACGGCACCATCAGGATTAACCCATTCTCCCTCAAAATTAGTACCATAACCTTGTTCAATAGCTATATTTGTAAAGTCAGCTCCTGCTAATTCAGATAAAGGATTGAATCCATAAGGCTCAGAAAAACGTTGTACTAAACCAATGTTTAGGGAAAATTCTTTAGCTATATTATATCTATAGCGTTGTGAAGCTTCAAAATATCTTAGATCAGCAAAACCATCTTGCACATACTCTACTTTTAAAATCCAATGATCATGAACATATCTTAAAAAGTGTTGTTGGTCTACAAATTTACTTCCTTGTTGTCTTTTATAATCAAATTCAAATAAGTATTCTAAACCTTCTACATTACCTACTGTAGCAGCATCAGAGACTGAAGTTTCAGTGCCATTATAAAATACGTTTTTTCTATTTTCATAATCTAAACGAGCAATTTTTCTAACACCAAAAGCTAAAGTATAATCAAAAGGGGTAGATACGATACTTTCTTCTAAAATACCTGTAGAAGGATTTATTGAATAAAGACTAATATCTGCTAATGAATTATTACCTGTTACAGCAGTATAAAAAGTAGCAAATTTAAGTTGTTGTTTACCCCAGTCTTTAAGTTGTTGGGCTTGTGCTAAAAGAGGTACACAACATAGTAAAGTGATTAAAAGCTTTTTCATTGTTTGATAATTTTTTTAACAAATTGTAACTCATTATGTGTAAGAATTAAATTATAAATTCCACTTTCAAACCCACTCATATCAATTTGTTTAACATTAGGTATTTCTGACACAGGTTGCCCAATAGCATTATAAAGTACGGCATTTATCTGCAAGTTACTTGCGATATTAATGATGTCATTTGTTGGGTTGGGGAATACTATGATTTCATTTTCACCATATTCTATTACGCCAGTTATTGTGTTATTTTCATTACAATAGTTGTACAATTCTTGACATCCATCGACCCAACCATTAACACAGCAACTAGGACTAACATCTATAACCCAAGCAAAACATTCATTTTCTAAATCTAATAAATTATATGCTTCAACTACGGGGTTAGTACATCCTGCATATACGGTTTCACAAGTACCATTATTAGTATTTGCTTCTTCATCATAATTAGCAGCTTGTGGGTCAGTACAACCATAAATGAATGGTTCACAACTAAAATTTTCAGTATTAGCTTCAGAATTATAATTAAATGCTGTTGGGTCTGTACATCCTTCTACTACATCTTCACATGAATCATTATTTACATTAGCTAATTCATTATAATTAAATGCTTCAGGATCTGTGCAACCGTAAATAGCATCTACACAATCAAAATTATTTACATTAGCTAATGGATTAAAATTAAGTGCTAATGGATCCATGCACCCTTCTACAATTAGAACACAAGGATTAGTTGAATCAGTAGCTGAATTCCATTGTACAGTAGCATCTGGGTCATAATTAAATTGGGTATCGTCCATACATCCAAACTCAGCTAATACTTGACAGTCACCATTATCGTAATCAGCTATAAATCCCTGAGTATGGTACTCTAAAAATGCTGGGCTAGTACATCCCGGATTGTAGTAACAGCTATTGTCTTCAGTATTGGCTCCTGCTATGTAATTAAAAGCTGTTTCATCAAGGCAACCATAAACATATGGTTCACAAGTATTTCCACAATATAAGTCTATTTCATAAATGTACCACCCGCTTTCTCCAGTAAAAGGAATTGCACTAAAGAAGGGAACATCTAAAATAATATCACCTTCAGGGTTAGTTAAAGTAAATCCACACTGTTGAATAGTATTAATTGATTGAGGAGTAACAAAGAAATATACATAAGTTTCTTTAGAAGCATCTAATCCAGATACATTAAATGATATCTCAGTACCATCATTGGGGCCCATTTGATATTGAGGTGAAAAATACCATTGTTGGTGTATTCCAATCCAACTACCAAACCAACCATCTCCAACACCATCAGTAAGGGTTAAAGTATAATCGCAAAATTGGATAACATCTTCAGTGTTGGCTTCAGGGTTATAATTAAATTGAGTTTCATCTAAACACCCTAATACAATAGGAGTAATACAAAGAGATTCTAAAGGATTATCTACAATAGCATCTGGGTTGTATTCTATAAAATTGGGGTCGGTACAACCTACTATATCAGTTACCTCACCACATACTGTAGGGGTAAACATAGTAGATAAAGTTTCATATCCAAAGTTTCCATCAGGAAATTCATCTTGGAGATTATATAATGTATCTCCATTACAATTAAATATTTGGACATTACCACTTTCTAAGTTAGGGTTATTGGTAGCACATGAAGCACATAACCCATCACCATAGGAATCAGCTATTACTACATCATAGTCAACTCCTATAGGTAAACACACAGTAGTAGAAATTGGAATACCAGGTGCTGCTCCAGAATATGTGCCTACAGGGGCAGAAGTTATACCTCCTTGATCACCGTATAAAATCCAACTGGTTTCTGGTCCAAAGTTATCAGGAGTAACTACTATTTCAATTGGTGCTTCACCTAAAGAACAATCAACATTTTGTACTACACATGATCCATCATCAAAATTAACCCAAGGACTCCAGTTAACAGCATTAGTATTAGAACATCCGGGAATAGCACCACATGGTAAACATGATTCCCAGCAATATTTAAGAAGCGTTTGATCTTCACCTTCAATTACTTCTAAAGTTCTATTTACAAATCCATTACCATCAAACAAAAAGCATGAATTTTCACCAATACCTACAGGCAATTCTTGTAAATCTGGGTTATTGAAATCGGCAAACTTCCATAAATAATTACCTTCTTGTATAGGAATAGTTATAAACCATTCATCACCTTCATCATATTCCATAGGAATAACTTGCCAACCATTCCAACTTCCTAATACACCAGGAGTTTCTATTTCGGGGGGTGCATTAGCTAAATTAACTCTAAAGGTTATATCTGAGGTAGGTAATTCACAAGGGGTTAAATTAAAATCATAGCTAGCTATAGATGATCCAAATTCATATTCTTCGAATATTACACCTTCACAGTTATTAGCTGTTATGAAAAATCCTTCTCCAAATTCACAACAAATACCATCACCAAAAGCGTCAACAATTGTAAATGTATAGTCAGTATTAGAATTTAAGAATATTCTTTGTTCAACTAATGTGCCAGGTAGTGTACCAGCATAACTAGGACTGACAACAACTGTATCAGCTCCTTGTGTTATTACCCAAGCCGTTTCTGAGGGGTAATTATCAAGTTGGATTGTAAGATCTAAGTATGTTGGCTGAGCTAAACATGTAAGACCAATAAGTAATAAAAGGGAGGTTAATAATTGTTTCATTAAAATTTGCTCATTATGATTTCGTCTATGGATTCTTGCACCTCTTCACGAGTAGCTTCCATAGTCATCATAATGTTGGCTTGGAACCTTGCTACTTCTTCCCCATTATCTAAAACAAGGATTGTAGGTACTACAACTATTTTATATTCAGCTGGTAGAGTAGGGTCAGCCATAATATCTACTGTACTTTGGGCACAGTTTGTTAATTCATTTAGCCAGGTTACTTCATTAGATGAATTAAAAGCAGCATTAAATTGAACTACACATAATTCACTCTCCCCACATAAATCTTGAGAAATTGGGGTTGGTCCTGGTTGGGATAAAGGGGAAATAAAAAGTAAAAGTAGAGGTATGATAAAATATTTCATTTTAAATCATCGATTTTTTCTTCTAACCTAATCAGCTGATCTTTAATTTCAGTTACATCTGACTGGGTAGACATGATGGTTTGACGGACTAATTGATCTTTCATATCGAACTCCATTCTTGTTATTTCAGGAGCAGGTGGGGTTGGGAGTTCTTTTGCTTCTGCTATATCAGCTTGTAAAGCAAACCACATGCTTATAACAGTTGCTATACCTACTCCTATTCCTCCTAGGGTCTTAATACTGACGTGAAATCCAGTATCTTCATTTAACTCTTTTGCCATTGTTTTTTGTTAACGTTTTTATATAAAATACAGAAAGGTTCCATTCTAGAGGGATAACCTTTAGAATGAAACCTTTTGTTAAAGACCTTTATTAATAAATATGTTTAGACTATAACTCAGTAAGAGTAGTCTAGATTTATTATTTTACTAATTTAAGCAGCCATGCTTTTATAATATCCCAATTACGAGTAGCAAATACACCTAATGCAAATACTGCCCATTTTTCATATCCTGCTGACCATAATAGTGCTCCAAGAATGACTCCTAATATTCCTTCTACTCCATTAGCAACTACCCAACCTTTAACGATTGTAAAGATTTTTTTAAGAAATTCTAATAATTTTTTCATAATAATTTACTTTTAAAATTCGTGTATACATATTACGCTCCTTAAAAGACCCGCTTACCCGTCACAACTTACACACTCAGCCGTCCTGCTGCCCAAATCGCCCTTTATTACGCTATCTGTGCGAAGATAATAGAGTGTTTTAACTCCTAGTTTCCAAGCTTCCATATGACATTGATTAATCCATTTGGGAGAATCAGTAGGGTCAAAACAAAGGTTCAAAGATTGTGTTTGATCAATATATTTTTGCCTAATAGCTGATTGTCTAACTAATTCAAGTTGATTTACTTCACTAAATGTTAAAAATACTTCTTTTTCTTCTTCAGTTAACCCTGAAATATTTTGGATTGAGCCATTATCCGCTAAAATTTGATCCCAAATATTTTCAGTATTAAGTCCTTTGCTTTCTAGTAAACATTCAAGTTCCTTATTTTTAACAATAAATGTTCCTTTAGCACCATTAAAAGTATAAATGTTTGCTGGGATTGGTTCAATACCTGCTGAGCAGTTATTTAAGCGGGAATTAGATACAGTAGGGGCAATAGCAAGTAAGTGGGTATTTCTCATACCTGTACCTTTACACCATACGGGTTCACCATATTCTTTAGCTAATTCTCTAGAAGTAGCTTCTGCTTTTTGTCTAATATCACTAAATAAAGTATGAGTCCAAGCTGTTGAAGCAATAGAATTAAATGGTAATCCTTTCTTTTGTAAGAATGAATGCCATCCCATAACTCCTAGACCAAGCGCTCTGCCTTTTAAAGCATGCCTATGAGTACGAATCATAGAATCTTTACCATTTGATTTATCTATAAATTCTTGCATTACACCATCAAGGAATCTAATTGATGTCTCTACAACATCTGTGTCTTTCCATTCATCATATTTTGCAAGATTAAGGGAAGATAAACAACAAATAAAACTATGCTCTTCATCTGTATGGAGAGTAATTTCAGTACAAATATTAGTCATACTAACATTTAAATTATTCATAGCATATGCTAAAGGATTGTTTTTATTAACATTATCCTTAAACATAATATAGGGTTCACCTGTTTCAACCCTAGTTTTTAAAATTTCTAACCAAGTTTCCATTGCATCTCCCTCTCTATCTTGCAAACGACGCATAAAAGCATCATCTACAACTACACATTGATGAAGATTAAGACATTGTCTGTTTGGATCACCTTTTGGTCTTCGAATTTGCATAAATTCTTTAATATCAGGGTGATTGATATCTAAATTTACTGAAGCAGCCCCTCTACGAACTGAGCCTTGGTTAGTTGCTATGATTGATGAGTCATAAATTTTACACCAAGGTACTACACCCTCTGATTTACCATTACCTGTAATTGTAGTTCCTCTAGGGCGAATTCTACTTACTGAAATGCCTACACCACCCCCTAAGGCAGTTAATTTCATGAGTTCCGCATTAGTAAGACCAATTCCACGGATTGAATCAGGAGTGTCAATACCAAAACAAGATATGGGCAAACCACGATCGGTTCCGGTGTTAGATAATACCGGACTAGCCAAGCCAATCCAGCCATTCCAAATATACTTAAAAAACTTACTTTCAAGTTCTGGATGATGTATTCTTTCTGCGATTGCTTTGGCAACTCTTCTATATGCTTTTTTAGGTGTTTCATCTGGTAATAAGTATCCTTTAGAAATTGTTGCTATGCCTACTTCATCCATCCATTCAGGATAGTCTTTACCTTTAACCCATTGGGTTGTATCTGCTACTAAATTTCCGTCCATAATTTAAAATATTGATTCGTCCCAGGACATATTCCCTTTAGAATAGTTAGTTACTCGATTTGCAAAAAAGTCAGTGTGTTGCTTACCTGCTGATAAAGAATCAAACCATTTCATTCTTTTAAGAGCATTAGGATCAATCCCATTAACTACACCATCATAACCTAAATCACCCATTTTTGTATTAACTCTATGTTTAATAAATGAGATTAAATCTTCTTTGTTACATCCTTCTAAATCTCCCATTTCATAAACTTTTTCAATAAAGTCAAGTTCAAGTTTTAAAGATAATAATGCTGCTTCAGTTATTGCTGTTTTAAGCTCTGGGGTCTTGAGGTCAGGGTTTTCTTCGATAAGTGTTCTGAATAACCAACATCCTGCTTCAGAGTGCATACTTTCGTCTCTAATACTCCATTCAACAATTTGACCCACTCCCTTAAGCTTGTTTCGCATCTTAAAAGAGAGTAATATGGCGAAAGACGAAAATAAATTAACCCCTTCGGTAAATGCTGAAAAGATTGCGAGTGATTTGGCAATTTCGTGCCAATCTTTTTCGCTACCAAAACTATCCCTAATTGACATAAGGTTATCAATTTTAGCCATTGTAGTTTCGTCTTCGAGAAATTCTGAAAAGTCATCAAGTCCAAGTTCTTCATTTAATAGTGAGTATGCTTCAGCATGGATAGTTTCCATAGCCCCAAAGGTAGTCGCCATTGCTATGATTTCTGGTTTTCTAAACCATTTAGTTACTAATCCAGTCCAGTAATCATTTACTACTGTTTCTGTTTGGGCAAATCCCTTAAGGATAGATCCAATTATGTTTTTTTCTGTTTCGTTTAAATTTTGTTTCCAATCATTAATATCACTCATCATTGGGACTTCAGTATGAATCCAATGAGCTTGTTGTTGTTTAAGCCAATAATCAGCCGCTTCGGGGTATTCGAAGGGTTTATAAACAATCCTTTCCTCTTTTAAGTTCTTTTGGGGCATATTTTTAATTTTATTTAGGTGTTTAGTGAAAAAAACTGTTGAGCTAAAATGTCTCGATCTAAAGTGTTAAGATTTGTATTTGGGAGTTGTTGAATTGGGGGTGGTGTATCACTATCATCAAAGTGATGATCTGAAACTTCAAAATGTCCCGTAGAAGTATCTGCTACTACTGAAAATGTCATGCCATCCATTCCGTATCTATTTTTCATAATGTGAAATCTTCCTGTACCATTTACTTTATCCTCCTTTTTACGTGAAAGGGATATAGCAATATCGGTAACCATCATTTTGTCATAGCTACCAGCAGCTTTATCACCTTCAATTACATTATCCTTTGCCCCTGCTCGATTTACTTGAGAAACAGACCAAATTGGTAATTGTAGTTCTTTAGCAAGTCCTTTAGTGCTTAGATAAATATCATCAATTTCTCCTTTTCTATCACTAACTCGTTTCTTTGATGAAAGAAGATCTACATAATCAACAATAATCAAATCAGGTGCAAATCCCAAATCTTGACATTTTTGAATATGTGAACGAAGAGTATTAACTGTAGCCATCCCTGGTGAGAATTCTTTAATTATCAATTGACCAGGTAATTGTTCTACAACTTCATCAATTTTTTTTCGGTTTTTAAATAGTGTATCTACTGGCTTACCTGTGAAAAATGCATCATAGCGTCGTCCTACATAATCCTCGCCAAGTTCTAAAGTATAGTGCAGTACACTATACCCCATTTTTACGGCGTATCCACCAAGAGCAACCAAAGTCCACGACTTACCTCCTCCAGGATTACCAAATATAAGACCAAAATCTCCGTTGCCCAAACCCCCTTGCATAAATTCATTAAACTTTTCCCAAGGTGTAGGGACCACTTTTCTAGCATCTTCTCTGTAACGTGCTTCTGTATCTTTAAGATATTCATGTCCTATGTTTTTATCATTACCTGCTTTTAAAGCATTATCAATTAACCCCCTAATAGACTCAAAATCACCTGAATTGAGTAGGTCAACACTATTTAAAAGTGCTTTTTTAAGTTGCTGATTCTTACAAAATGCGGAAAATTCTTCTTCAACATATTCTAAATCAGATTTAGAGGATTGATAGGCTTCACGTAGTTGTTCTTTAATTGAAAGTTGTAATACTTCATTTTCAACTTTCTTCATTTCTACTTTCAATACCTCCATTGTAGGAGTAGTATGATATTGTTCGTAGTAATCTAAAATATTTTGGACAATCCACTTGTGTGCTTGATTATCAAAATATTCTTCACTTAATACATCATGCATTTGTTGAAGAAACTCCTTATGCGTAAGAAGTGAAGATAAAACCTTTACTTGAAAGGCTGCGCCATATGTGGTGAGTGAATTAAGTGTCAAAACCTTAATATATTAATCGTGTGAATGTATCCTTTAACCAAAATTCTGTATTTTTAATATGATGGTTTAATCCATCTTCACTGTATAAACTCATGAATTCTAAGATACGAAGCTCATTAAGAGGTTCCAATGGTAATTGAGAAAGAAATAATTTTTCTTCTTCAGATACCATAGGATTTTCTAAATCCATAATTTTTTTAGTATTAAGTAACTTATCCCAATCGTGGATTACTCTAGCAAATACTACGCTGTCTTTTAAGCGTTCTACACTTAAGTCATATAATTTATTAAAAGGCATAGCTTCACCTGCTAATTCAGGAAATCTTTTAAGTACACCTTTTTTACCTAAACCCTTAATCCCTGGTACTTTGTCGGAGGCATCTCCCAATAAAACCTTATAGTGTATAAAGTTTTCAGGAATAATACCAAACTTTTGTTTTACAGTAGCAACATCATAAAATTCTCTTTCTATAGGACGATAAACTGTAACATTATCATCTACTAATTGGAGAAAATCTTTATCACTAGAAACAATATATGATTTCGTATTAAAACGTTTAGCCATGTCCTTAGACATATAAGCAATTATATCATCTGCTTCTAATTTATCAATTGATACTACTTTGATTGGAAGACATTTTAAATATTGTATAAGTCTAGTAATTTGATCGACTTTTGAATTATTTTCTTCATCAATATCATCAAAAGCATCCCAATTTGTAATACGATTAGTATTTCTACCAGATTTGTATTCGGGGAGTAGGTACCTCCTATTAGTGGAAGCACCTACCCCATCGAATACTACGTACATAGTAGTAGGTTGGATTTGATTTATAAGAGCACCTAAAGAGCGAAGGAAACCTGCTAAACCTCCTATATGGTTGCCACTTGAATTTACAAAATTCAGTACTGCAAAATTCCTTAAAAATAAATTAAGACCATCTACAAAAATAACTCTATCGTGTTGTCCGGGTTTTACAGACTCCTCCCCTTGCTCAAGATTATTGAGCATCTTTAAGTAATCTTTTTTAATCATTATTCGGGTTCTTTTTCGAAGTGTGAAATTTCGTGTACCTCCTGTTCTTCAGATATAATATCAAAATCAGTACCTCCTAAAATCTTAGCCCATGCCTTAGCATGATCGACTTTATATTGCTTGATTTCTTTATCATTATCATTAATAAATCCATGAGGTGTCATAACAATTTTACCTCGTGTAGTAACTCCATTAATATGGTTTTTATCAATCTGTAGGTTAGTACGTTTAGCAAATTCTACCTGCTTGCCATCTTTAATTGCTTTAATTTTAGATGTACCAGCATTCATAATATTACCAAATGTTACTACAAATGTTGAATCAAACCACATAGCATATCCACCCTTATTCATCAATTTAGGTTGACCCATAGGAGATTCTGCTTTTGCAGTCCAAACTTTATTAATACAAACTAAAGTGTTAGTATAAGGGCTACTTTCTTTACGTGAAAGAGTAATACGTTGATTTACGTTATTACCAAATTGTGTAGACATTGCACCCGCATTCCACTCATTGTTGTTTTTATTAGATTTAATGGACATTTCACAAGGCACTGAGCCAATTGAATCCCATAAGAATAACAAATCATAAGGTAAATCACCTTTCTTTTGTTCATCTAATAAATCTAAAATAAATGCAGATACATCTTCAATAGAATTAATAGTTTCTCTATCTACATAAATAAATTGACCACTATAATTTAGAATTTCACCAGTCTCTTCATCGACTTCGGTTTCAAGTTCTAATCCCATCTGTTGGGCGTGTTCCCAACTCCATTTCATCTCAGTAATAATAAATACCGGAAGAATTTTGCGCTTCTGGGCTGCAACTGCTGTTTCAATTAAAGCAGTTGTTTTACCCGTGTCCGAATGTCCCCTAAGTAAAACAATATGTCCTTGAGGAATCCCAGGAATTGAAGTCACATCTTGAAATGCTTTAGAAAGTGGAATCCATTGTTGATCCTTAAACTTAACATTAGAGTTAAGCATTTTCTTTTCTTTAAACTTTGCAAGATCAAAGTTAGACTTTAATTCCTGGGAGACAGCAGCTGTTAATGATGCTTTCTTTCCTCTAGGCATTAGCTGAACAATTCATCAAATTTATCAACTTTGCTTTCTTTTTGGGGAGCCTTCACTGCATAATTATTTTGAGACCCCCCTTTATCAAAAGGGAGATCGTCTGAACTCTCTTCAGTGGTATCTTCCTCAGGAGAAAGGAATGTTTGGAGGTTATTTTTCATATCCTCAAACGAGTGGCGCTTAAACACTTCCATGGGATTTGCTTGATCATCTAACCATTTTTGGATTTGATCAGCCTCACCAAGTGGTGTTTGCTTAGTTTTAACACGAACTGATGACTTGTTATAAGCCGTTCCTGTTACATCGGGACCTACAGTATCAACTGTAATGTCTCGGCCTTGATGAATGTCGGTGTAATCTCCGATATCATCATCATCGGCAAGTGATAAGAATTCTAGGTAAGTATTCTTACCAAACTGCCACAACTTAACACCTTGTTCTTCTTCCCCACGAACAACTACGGGGACAAAAACACGCATTTTAGGATCAAGCTTTTTAGCTAAACGCCAATTTTCCTTATCGCTTGTTGTGCGAAGTTGCTTCGCAAACTCTACGATTGGGTCTTTTTCACCAAAATTAATTGGAGAAATCATTGTGCGTTCTCCAATCCCGTAGTGAAAATACACTTCCGTAAAAGGATTTGCTTTATTAAACTTGTTGGGAACAATCCTAATGGTTTGTTTACCAATACTCGGTTTCCAAAACAAACTTGTGTTGTTTTGACCTCCTCCCTTGTTTGTTTGCTGCAGGGAGTTCAGCTTACTGCGAATTGCATTTAAATCCATAATATAACTAATTTTTAAAATGTAACTTTCCCTAAATATACGAATGTAAATTCAGGACCCCAAATTAAAGTTCAATAATCTGGTGGATTTTTGTTTTTAATTGTTTTAACTCATTGTGTTGAGTGAGAAGAATAGTATTACGATAATGTTGCCAGTTAACTCTATATCGTATATCAACAACTCCTCCATTCAACAGTTTTATTAACTCATTTAGAGCATTTATTGTGTAAAGGGTATTAGATTCTTTTTTTCTATGTACTAATATAGTATTGGGTAAAATCTCCTCTATGCTGCTCGGCTCCACGTTATATGTACAAACAAATTCATCATTACTTTTTATATGTAAGACAAATATTTTTTTATATAGTATATCGTAGCTAGATTTTACCTCTA